CCACTTACCTCCAAATCGCCTTTTCTTTCGTATACTATTTATGAAATAGTGAAACTGCATACGCTTTGGTAGGAAATGTAATCCGTTCATTTCATTGCTATGCATTATGGTATCATAGAACATAGATAGACAACGGTTAATTACAAATGGTGGGTACTTCTTTTCCCAAGTCGGGTCGGGTGTGTCTAATAAGTTCTCTTTTGATTCATTAATTGCTTTAAGATAATCTTTTAATTCATACATTTAATTTCATTTACTTTCCAAATAATAATAATTACATCCTTCACCGTGCATACCATAAACAGAATCATATTTTTTATGTTTAACATTAAAATAATTTTTAATATGATTAGTAAATACAGACTCACTATATCCAAATACAGGCATAGTATCTTTATTTACAAAAAAAATAAGGTGAGGTTGATTGTCTTCTTTATTGAAAACTCTAATAAACATTTTTCCAGAAGGTTTTAATATTCTATGATACTCTTTTATAATGGATAGAGTATCTTGTGGATAATTCACGTGGAAAGCACCAGCGTCAATAAGAAAATCAAAACTATTTTCTTCAATCTTATCTAATTTTCTTATATCTCCAACAAGAAATTTTCCTTTTGGTAAACGCTTTTGAGTTCTTTCTATAACCGTTTGTGAAAAATCTACACCTGTTACCTCAAACCCTTGATTGATAAGATATTCAGAATTTCTACCATCTGCACATCCACAATCCAAAACCTTTAAATTTTTTTCAAAATTATAATACTTTATAAAATCAACAACGTGTCCATCTTGTAACTTTCGTTCATTGCTAGGATTTTTATAATCCCAAGGTCCACCAGTTGGATGTTCTTTAAAAAATTTATCCCAATCCTCAACTAAACTTTTCATTTATTTAAACTTACAGTTTGCCATTACTTCTGTTAAACAAGCGACCATATTAATCTCTTGGTCTGCTACAAAAGCGGATTTATATTGATATCCAGCTATAACTAAAACTGCTTGTGGTATAGATTGTGGTTGTAAGTTCTTGTATAGTATTTCATATACAGTTGAAAACAATGATGATGGTTCTTTATCTAGGTTTTGAATAACCCATTTTCTCATATCATTAAATCTTTTTTCTTTTAAAATTGCTACAAGTTGTTTAGTATCTGCTTCAGTTATACTGAATAATATACCACTATCAATTTTACCTCTTACTGAATATCTTTGAAGTTCATTAATAGTTCTTCTGAAATCTGGAAAATGTTTTTGTATTAATTCTGCAAGTACTTTTTTATCAAACTCTATCTTTTCATCTGTTAAGATATTACACAACCTATTCATAAGTTGTGTTGCTGTTTTAACTTTCTGACCATTAGTAATTGAAAAATCAATAACGGTACATCTACTATGTAATGCTGGTAATATCTTATTCTTATAATTACAAGTAAAGATAAATCTACAATTCTTATAAAATGTTTCTATGAAATTTCTTAATGCAGGTTGAACACTATCAGCGTTCATATAATCTGCTTCATCAACTATAACAACTTTATGACCTGCTGTTTCAGTTAAAGATACAGTTGACGCAAAATTTTTAATCTTATTTCGGAGTGTATCAATTTGTCTACCTTCATCTGATCCATTAATGATAATGTAATCACAACCTAATTCTTCACATAAAGCACGTGCTACAGTAGTCTTACCTGTACCTGCTGTACCTGATAGTAATAAGTTTGGAAGTTCTTTTTGTTTTACAAATTCTTTAAAAGTTTCTTTTAATTCACTTGTTAAAATACAATCGTCAATTGTTCTAGGTCGGTATTTCTCAACCCATAAATTTTCTGCCATAATATACTCATCATTTAAAATTCAGAATCAGGTTCTAATGCTATCCAATATTGTACTGGTTTATTTCTATTAACAAAATGACTTATTCTTTGTTTAGAAATCGCAATATCATAATCATCTGGTATTATTTTCAAGTTTTCTGCTTTGAAATATGCTACAAACTCTTTATCAGTTGTGCCTACTACAGCAGAATAATCATTTGAAGATTTATTTTTCTTATCAGTTGCAATCATTGTAATGTTTTTACCATCACCTTTTACTGCAATGTCTGGTAAGTTCAACGTAACTATACCTTTTTGTAAATCAGCAAAACATTTACTCTTTAATGTAAAAGTTACATACTTATCAGGCATATTAATTGATTTAGTTGGTGCAACAATTACTGATTTATCTGCAAAGAAATACTTAACTGATTGTTTTGAATTGGTGTCTGAAATAACCAATTTGTTAGTACCATTAAATTTGATATCTGATTTAGAAAATAATTCAACTGCCCTTAAAAATTCTGGCAAATCATATATCGCAAATTCTTGCTCAAATTTTTGGTCTATATCTGCTTCGGCAAGAATATTCTTTAAAGTAGAAATAGTTTGTAATTGCTTTCCAGGTTTTACTAATATATTTTTATTAATATCAGCAAAATTCTTTAAGATTGCAACTGTACTGTTTGATAGATTCATATCAACTCCTTCATAATTTATAATTATATACTTTTATTAACTAAATGTCAATGCTATAAACTTTTTAAAATGTTCTCTGGATCAGTAGCAACATAAGGGTCTTCACCTTTTCCTCGGTCATTGATACCTTCTTCTTCAAACCATTTAATAATTTGTCCATCTTCAACTACCATAGCATATCTCCAAGACCTCATACCAAATCCTAAATGAGTTTTGTTTATTAACATACCCATTCGTCTAGTAAAGTGTCCATTTCCATCAGGTATTGCCTTAACGTTATTTACTTTAAGACTATCAAACCAAGCGTTCATTACAAAAGAATCATTTACTGATATACAATAAACTTCATCTATACCTTTTGATTTAAACTCTTCATAGAGTCTTTCAAAATTTGGTAATTGTTTGCTAGAACACGTTGGTGTAAATGCACCTGGTAAAGAAAAGACTACTTGTTTGCCTGCTTGAAATACATCATTACTTGTAAATGTAGTCCACTTGCCTGCTACTCGCTCTTTGAATACCACGTATGGTATACTTTTAGTTATATCTTTATTCATAGAGTTAATATATCACCAACCCTAGCTAATGTCAATCCTGGTTGTCTATCAACTCGCAAGTAATTTCATCAGCTACTAACCCTGCGTTTTTATCATATATCCATACGTAGGAATAGTGAACCTGGTCACCTTTTTCCACGCATTTCTTACCAAATGATAGTTTAGGATTTGCTACTGAGCAACTAACAAGAATCAAACTCATTAAGATTATTAATATTTTATTCATATACTTATTTATAAGTGGCGAGTCAATAGTTTATGCTATCCTCGCCACTATCTATACGTTATTACTTAACGTCTATTGTTTTTGCTTTTCTGCTCTCTGGAATAATCTTCTCCATAGATACTTTCAAAAGACCATCTTTCAATTCAGCACCTTTGATTTCGCAATCATCAGCAACCGTGAAAGCTTTAGAAAAGAATCTTTTAGCGATACCTTTATGTAAGATATTACCATTGTCATCTTTACTTTCGTCTTTTTCTGTTTTAGCAGATTTGATAGTCAAAAGACCGTCCTCATAGTTCACTTGAATATCCTTTTTAGAATATCCAGCAAGAGCTACTTCAATATCGTACTTGTTCTTGCCTGTTTTAACGATATTGTATGGCGGATAATTTGGTATCGTAGGTAATGAAAAATCATCTTCAAACATTCTTTCAAAATGGTCAAAGATATTATCAAATCCTATTGATACTGGTCTTAATTGATTAAAAATAGATAATGCTTTATTGGTCATATAAACCTCCTTTATTAAGCAAAGTTATTTTAATTATATGAGTCCCTTAATGGCAACTCACTACTACTTATATATGTACTATTTTCCAAATTACAAGTAGTTAAGGTAGTTTTTTGAGTTATAGACTTCAAAACTACCAAAAATAGTCTGCTACTTTAGTTCTTTTTGGGGTGTTGAACGAAGCGCAACTGCTAAACAAACACATCAGGTTAAGGCTACCGCTCCTGAATAACTAAATTCATTGAGGTTTTGTTATAGTAGACCTCAAACTACTACCAGTTTTCATATTTAAAATATGTAGGACTGGCACCTTTCCACGCCCCAGGACTTATGAATTGCCTGGTATAATATATTTATGTTATCAAAGCACAGGCGTTGGAAATTCTATAATCTTGATTCTCTTAATTTCTGTTGCTTTTTGTAATTCTTTATACCTTCTTTTTTCTTTTCTCTTTTAATTTCAGATGGTTTTCTGTAGTATTGCTTTTCTCTATACTCTCTTAACGTACCTGCTTTAAGTAATTTTTTCTTAAGCACTCTCATAGCTTTCTCTACATTACCGTGTCTTACTTCAACTGTAATACCTCTACTCAATTTTATCCTCCTTTCCTTTCTTTTCTTCTAATTCTTTTTTCTTACGTTCATCACGCTGTCTAAATGATTCTTTCATAGATTCATCTAATTCTTCTTGTTCCTTTTTTGCGTGTTCTAAAAAATCTTCCATAAAATTATTAATTGCATAACTAACAATATAATTGGAAGTATAGTTCTAATTAACTCCATTGTATGGTTATATCTATCTAAAAATCTTTCTAATTTATTTCTCTTACTTTGTTTCTTCATATATTCTCCATAAAAATCACTCATTTAACTTGCCTCCTTTTTATAAAATCCGTTTTTATTTTTTCCATAAGCAGTAACACAATTTCTTATTCCTAAATCGTGTAATACAAATTGGATTTCTTTTAACTTTTTAATTTCTTCTTCATTTAATGTTGCAATTTCATTTATTAATAATCTAGGATTAAGATAACCTTCCGAATTTCTAATATAAGTACTATCAAAATAAGGTTTAAAATTATCAATAGTATCACTTGGTAATGGAATAGTAAATCTTTTAGATTTTGGATTGTTTGGTTCCTCTTTTGTTTTTAATTTATTACGATACATTGTCATATCATCTGACATCATAATCCATAATTTATACATATGTTTGTGATATTCAGGTTCTCCATTATCATTATAAAATGGAGCAGTTATAAAGATATACTCACTAGGAAGTTTTTTCTTATAAAATTTTGCCCAATATTGTGACCATTTTAATGAAATAGCATTGGCTTTTTGCCAAAGCGTTTGGTATTTCATATCAACTGTAATTATTTTATCATCTAATTTATATGTCATATCAATTGAAGCAAACCAATTTTTTAATATATTATATGTTCTATCATTATATATTCTTTCTAATACTTTTTTACCAACTTCTTCACCAAAATGTCCCATAATGGCTTTTGCCTTTTGTTCTTTTGACATATTTGAATTTTTAATTGCTTCTAAACTTCTATTCATATTCATAATTCTTTCTAGTGTTTTAGTGAAGCGGAGCACTACCTCCGCTTCAGGACTTACACTATGATTGAGAGGTTTTAGATATGAGCTGAAGTATCATTATCTGATTCATCAGCGTCTTCTGACTCACTCTCTTTGTCTTCTTTTACTTGAGCAGCTACTTCAGCTTTTCTTTGGTCTTCAGCAATTGAATCTGCTGTAGCACCTCCGTCAACTTTAGTATATAACTCAACAAAAGAATTTTTTGTATCTTCATCAAATCTATTAGTACATACTTCAATAGCTTTTATCTTATCTTTAAAGATAGTAAATGCTTGAACAATGTGGACTAATCTTCTTGTGGAGATAATCTCATCTACGCCTCCGTCAAAGAAAGTTTTTCTTATAACGTCTGCCCAAGTGACTAACTTCTTACAAAAGGCGGCGTCTTTTTTGCCACTTTTTTCAAGAGTCTTAATCAAGATTTTTTCTTCAATCTTAACACTTGGATATTTCTGTTCAAATGTAATTGGAAATCTTTCTAAAAATGCTTCGTTAAGCACATTAGTTCCGATAAATTTTCCGTCTTCACTACCTTGTCCTTTAGTATTGGCAGTAGCAACAACGTTGAATCCGTCGGCAGGTTTCACAAATTTATTAATCTTTTTAACAAAGATTCCTGAACCTTCAAGAATAGGTTGAAGACACATAATCTTATTACTTGCAAGGTCAATCTCATCAAGTAATAGAATAGCACCTCTCTCCATTGCTTCTATAACAGGTCCGTTTTGCCAAACAGTTTGACCGTCTTTAAGTCTGTAACCGCCGAGCAAGTCATCTTCGTCTGTTTCAATTGTTATATTGACTCTAATCATTTCTCGTCTGTTTTCGGCACAAGCTTGGGTAACTCCCATAGTCTTACCGTTTCCCGAAAGTCCTGTAATAAAAACAGGATAAAACATTCTGGATTTGACGATTGATTTTACGTCTGGATAATTACCAAATGATACGAAAACTTTGTCTTTTTTAGGAACAATGTCGCCAGTCAAAGAAGAAACAATATAAGCTGCTTCACTTACTTTTTCATCTTTAACAGTTTCAGTTTTAGAAACTTTTGTTTCTTCTGAAACGTCATCATCTATGTTTGGTAATTTAAATAATCCCCTATCAACTTTTAGGTTCTTATCTTTTGTCAACCATTGCGGTTCGTACTTATGTCCAAATTCTTTATTGGCAAGTACTAAATCAGCAAGTGTTAACTCAACTTTGTTTGGAAACAACTTCTTAGCGTGTTTAACAAAGTCTATTTGTTTCTGATTTAACATAGTGTTTTTTCGTCCTTTCATATTGTGTTTATAGATATATTATACAGGAATTTTTTAGGAAAGTCAAGTAAATAATACCCTTATTTTTCAATGTTTTTTTCATTGTTTATGCCACCTCGGCTATAAATTTGTTTAAAACTACTCTGGAAACTAGTCGATTCTTCATACTCTTACCGAAGATGCTTTTTAATTCAGCAGCAGTTCCTTTTTTAACTGTTGCGTCTTGTAGATTAAAGTTCTCAATACGCATTTTCTTACCGTTCAATAAGAAATACTTGTCATAACTTTGTTGTTTTACTACAGCAGCGTTTTCAGTTCTAAATTCTTTTTGTATTTTTAATCTCTTTTTTTCTTTGTCTTCATAATCAATATATGAACCGATAAATCTATCTAAATCCCAACGTCTAATTCTTTTAACAATGTAGAAACCGATTATTGTAGGATCGTAATCTTGTTTAATCATATCTAATAATGTATCGGTCATAGCAGTACCGTACCAACCGTCTGTTAAAACTATCTTTTTATTCTTATGATTAATAACTACTTTAGATTCAAAAGGAATATTCTTTTTAGTATAATTTCTTCCTTTTGCTTTTGCGTCTTTAATATCATACTCATCAATAGCTCTAGTAGGTTTATCTGGTAAAGGTTGTATCTGATTGTGTCTGAAACTATTGGCACCTCCGTCAGTTAAAGTAATAAAAGTAAGTTTTTCAATACTATATTTCTTTTGAAATTCTGGTATTAACTTATGACATACTACTAATGCTTCATTTAAAGGAGTATTTCCTAAATAGTATTTTTCTGGTATATTATAATTATGTCCTTCTGGATAATCCATTGAGTCTCTTCTTCCCCAACGTTGGTCATAATCTTTTGCCATATGATATAGATATAATAATGATTCTTCAAATTCATTTTTTTTCATTCTATGACTAACACAATTTACTAATTTAAATTCATCAAAAGCAAAGTCACCGTATTTGTATTTCCAATATTCTTTATCTCTTTCATTATAATCTCTTTCACTAGTGAAAAAATATACTTCAAATGGTATATTAACTTTTCTAGTAAATTCAACTAGGTTAATTAATTGATTAACAGTATCAGCAATACAATCACTCATACTACCTGACCAATCTAATAACATAATCATACCGTGGTTCTTACCGTCAGGTACAATAGATATTCTTTTAAATATATCTTCACTAAATTTGTAATTTTTTAATTTTAAAGGATCAATAATTCCTGTTTTATCAGTACTAGCTCTTTTGTAAGCACTAGCAGCTTTTTTCATTTCAAATTCTTTAACAAGATACATAACTGTTTTCTTGTTTTCAGTTCTAAATTTTTTAAACTTATCTAACAACCATCTTTTATATTTTAATGTTTCATCTGGATATTTTCCCATTTCAACATTAATATGTTTTCTGAAATCGTTTATAAATTCTTTATATGATACTAAAACTTGATTATAATTTGGAGTAGGTAATGTTCCATATACATAAGAAGTTTTTTTATCTAACAACTGTTCTTTTTTTTCTTCAAAGAAATCATTTGTAATTGCTTTAAGTTTTTTCTGAGCAGGTTCTCCGTCAGCACCTTTGGCGTGTTGTGTTGCTGTTTTATCTTTTTCTTTTTTATCTTCTTCTTCTTTATCTTTTAAATCTTTGTCTGTTCCTTTATCTTCTGAATCTCTTTTATCATTTTTTTCATCTTGTTCATCTGGATTATCAGCACTATTAGTTTTTTGGTCTAATTCTTTTGTATCTTCTGGATCAGTTCCGTCTTCATCTGATAAATCGTAATTCTGTATTAATGGGTGGTTATCAAAGTCTGGCAATTTCTTCATTTGTTCAACTTGTTTTTTCTGCCAATTTAACATATCTTTAGCAACTCTAACAACGTCAGCAAAAGTTTTGATGGCGTCAACTTTTGCTAACCAATTGTCGTTATCGGGAGTAAATATAAATGGTATTCTGTTACTTGATTTACTTCTTAAATTAATCTTATCAATTAACATAAGTTCTTTATTTAAATCTTTGTTATTCATACCGAAGAAGTTTTGTTTTTCTAATATATCAAAACCGTTGATATAGTTTCTAACAACTCCTGGGTATTTCTTTTGAATTTTTTTGTCTATTCTAGTATCTTCTAATACATTAACGTAAGTTCTTAACTCATCATCATCTTGAATTTTTTTCCATCCGTCTTGTGGAGTAAATAATGCGTGAGCACATTCGTGAGCAATCAACATATCATAAACATCACCGTGTGATTCTTTAAATATAGGAAGAGTTAATACACGAGTCTTTGTATTAAAACTTGCTGTTGAAACGTTGTTGTGTTGTATGATTATATTTTCTGTTGCAATTAATTTAGCTAACTGACTTTTAGTATCTAAATTTATTGTAGTGCTTTTTTTCATAGTATGTGTATATCATACAGGAAAAAATCGGGAAAGTCAATAGTTAATTTTCCCTTATTTTATGCGGCTTCCAGACGATCCTATTTCTGAAATATGAAAACTGGCTCATATTTTGCACCAGATTCTTGCGAGGATAACTGTAATTTGTAAGTATCCGTGTGTGTAAATCCTTCTTCTACAGCGATTCGTACTGTATCATCTTCAAAAGTCTTATGTGATTTAATGTTTGCTACATTTAAACCCATATACTTATCTTTCTTTAATCCTTTATATGCATTTTGTATAGTCTTTCTTAAAAAGCCATTGTTCCACTCTTCATTACCACTATATTGATTAAATGATTGTCCTTCTTCTTCACCATATTGTTCCCAATTGAAATAAGGTGGACTTGTAAATGCAAAATCTAATGTATTTTCTTTAGGTTCAAATACTTCACTACCACACTTGTTTAAAAAGTAATGTCTATTCTCTCTACCAAAATCTTTCTTAATTTCAGTTAAACCTTTAAATGTTAATTCAGCTGGATCAGTACCTACATAGTTAATATCTGATATAATTGCACCTAATATACGACCACCATATCCCATTGACATATCCCATACCATAGCACCTGGGTGGGCAAAGTGTGAATATAAACACGCCGCTGCTGTAGGTCTAAAATTAGATACACATTGAGTTCCTGTATATCTTCTTAATAAAGACCTCATAACACTTTCTGATTTGTGTTTTGATTCAGGAGATATTTCAGTTATTTCTCCATCTAAATTACTTGCAATAGGCATTAAAGTATCTACTGATTGTTTACCAAAGAAACTGCCTGTTAATAATTTTTTAATACCTTTTTTAAAGTGTTCTTCATTTTCATATATCTCCATAGGAGTTCTCATTTTACCACAACGTATACCAAAACTATGTGGCATATACGACCAAGCTAAAGATAGACCTGTCTGATTCGGTTTTATAACTTTATCTTGCGTTAATAATCCTTTGAAATCTGTAGATTGTAATGTTTTAAACTGTGCTTCTCTATACTGTTTATCTGTAGCATAATAAGGAAATCCTCTCTTCTTCCAATACTCATATATCATATCAATATTAGAGTTTAATTCCTCTTCATCTTGAACAACACCTTTTAGATTGCCCTTACTTGTAATAAGTTCATCACCTGTTGTTTCTACACCAAATGCTTCTAAAGCATTCATTGTATCAGTTTTATTTGTTAGTTTTTTCATTTATACTTACGTTCATATTAAATACTATTCTTCTTGGAATATCTGATTGAGTAACTCCATAATGTTCAGTTTGATTAAATATTACTATCTGATTAGCAACAGATGGTATCTTTTCTTTTCCAATACAAGTATAACCATTACAAGTATGAAAATTAAATACAGAAGTTAAGGTAGTTTTATCTAAAACATCTTCACCCATACGAGTCATATGTTTTGGACTCAAAGGAATATGAGCAGAATATATATCCTTATGTGTTCCGTGTTGTACTTGTTTACCTTCATTTGGATATAAATTTAATTTCATTTTAATTAAATGTTCTGTTTTATGACTTTGATGTTCGTTTTGAAAGTCTACAAACACTCCAAATATAGACATATATTTTTCATTTATAAATTCTTTATTCTCTGGATTTAAAGCAGGGTGTGTATATATTGTTTTACCAAACTTAAACATTTTATCCGCTTTAACCGTTGCTGTATCTTTATGATATGTTGAATTATCTTGCCATTTCCAAGATACTTTTTCGTCTTCAACATAATCTTTTATAAATTTAAAAAGAGGTTGTGGTAAAAAATCTTTTACTACTTTAATCATTTTTCATTTTTCCGTGTCTAGCTTCCATAGTTTTCTGCCAGATTTTAAACTGTTTCTTTGCCTTTTTTTCTGCCATATCTAGTTTCATTTTACTTGCGTGTTCAGTAAAATTTCTACCTAACATATGTTCATATTCGTGTTGGAATATTCTACTTATCATACCATCTAAATTACCTTCTTTTAAATCACCATTTTCATCTGTATATTTTACTACACATTTTCTAGGTCTTTTAATACTTAAAAATAAGAAAGGATATGTTAAGCAACCTTCTTTCATCATTATAGTTTCTTCACTTGTACTAACTATCATAGGATTAAAACAAGCCATTTTTAAACCATTTTCTAATGACATATGATTACCTACTACAAACATATTAAATGGTAACCCTACTTGATTAGCAGATAAACCTATACCACCATATCTTGCCATTGATTTAAACATTTCTTCTGATAGTTCTTTTCTATCTTTAAAATTGTGTTCCTTTAACATATCATCTGTAAAAGGTGCTACTGCTGACCTAACTCTAGGATCAGTAGGAGGTACAAGTTTTAAAATTTTATCTATCTTTTTTTCTTCTGTCATTATATCCTATCTAGTACTGTAAAGTTCTGGTCTTTTTTGTACTTAATTATATTTGTAAATTTATCAAATAATATATCACCTTTATGTGAAATAATAAAGACATTTTCGTTTGATAATTTCTGTATTATTTTAAAGAAATCATCTGTACCTGCAAGGTCTAAACTTGAATCAAATATCTCATCTAGTATTAATAGATTTGTATTAGTAGAGTTTTTAAGTTTAGCTATATCTCTCCAAGTAAATAACAATGCTAAATCTATTCTCATTTTCTCACCTTCGCTGAAGTTATTATAATTAAATGTATCTCTATATCTACTCTTAACTGTTTCATTAAACTCTTCATCTAAATGAAATGATACATAAAACTCCATTGCTTGTAGATACTTATTAATCAATTGATTCATTATAGGTATATACTTCTTAATAATTTGTGCCTTAGCACCTTTGTCATTTAATACTTGTCTTAATACATCTTGATACATTTTCTCTTCAACAATTTTATCTAATTCTATTTTACAATGTCTTAATTGGTCTTTCATTTCATCTAATTGTTTTCTAATATTTGCTATATCTTCATCTTTATTCTGAAAGACTTTTAAATCTTCTTCTATATTATCACTTTGATTTTTAAGACCTTCTAGTGATGTATTTACTTTTGATAAATCAACATTTAAATTATAAATCTTATCTGCTACTGCGTCATATTCTTTTGTTTTCTCACCCATACTTACAAGTTCTTTTAATAACTTTTCCATACCATCTTGTAATGTATTAATCTTATTCTTTTCTTCATCACATTTTTGATGTTTAAATTCTGTAGATAATGGTTGAGTACAAGTTGGACACACATCATTTTCTTCAAAAAATTTTAAAGAGGTCTTATGTCTTTCTAAATTCTGTTCAATCTTCGCTTCTATCTTGGTTAATTTTTTTGATTTATCATCAACTATATCTCTATCTTTTACACACTCTTTAGCTGAATCTATCTCTTTATTGAGTAGTGATACCTTGTTCTCATATTCTAGTCTATCCTTGGTATTCTTCTCAAGCACCCTATTTTTATGCGTTTGGACGTCTATATCCTTGTGGAGAAGAGTATCCAGGTACTTTGCTTCAGTCTGATACTTGGTTTCAATTAACTCACATTGATGTCTTGTTTCTGTTATTTTATTCTGTAAATCTCTTTGTTGACCACTCAATATAGTATCCATTCTACTAAATGCTCTTATGTCTAAAATCTCTTCAACGACCTCTCTTCTGAAACTTGCTCTCATTTTCATAAATGGCATATAAGAAGAAGACCCTAATAATACTACTTGACAAAACGACCTATAATTGCACCTCATAATATTACTTTCAAGATACTTTTGATAATCAATTGCGCTTGCGTCTTGACTCATTAATTGTCCATCACAATGTATTTCAAAGATGTTTGGTTTAACACCTCTTATAACTTTATACTCTTTTGGTCCTACATTAAATTCTAATTCAACCTCACAACCACCATTGTTAATAGTATTAACCATTTGGTCTTTTTTAATAATACGAAATGGTCTATTGAATAAAGCAAAACATAATGCGTCTAACAAAGTAGACTTACCACTTCCGTTTGCTCCTATGACTAATGTTAATTGTGATTTTCTTAAATCTACTTCTATTGGTACATTACCTGTAGATAAAAAATTCTTATAAGATATTCTCTTAAACTGTATCATAATATAAAACTAAAAATTATTTTCTATCTTTGCCTAATCCGACATAATCTCCAGTTATTTTACCTTTGCGTCCTAATCCAACATACGGTTCATTACCAGTTTTTAAAAACTTTGTTTGTTGATTAGGTGGATTCATATAACAATTTCCAGACACACTTATTCTTTCTCCTTTAGTTGTATAAGGTAATACTTCGTGTCTTAATTGAGCAGGAAATATCCACATATATCCTACTATTGGTTCGTATTTGTATGTGTGTTCTGCCCATTTTGGTGCTGTATTTTCACCATAATGAAAACCTATAACTCCAGGACCTAAACCAGTTCCTCTAAATGCTTTTCTTTCTTCTCTTATGTCTGGTGTTTTTAAATATATAACCCAAGAAAATTGTCCACCGTGAGAGTGTTGAGGATTATATTCACGTTCTTTCATCATATTAATCCATAAATCCATTAACGTATATGATTTTGAAAATTGTGCTTCATCATATCGGGCACCAACAAATCTACAATGTCCTTCAACATATTCATCTATGTATGGTTGAAAGTGTCTTATGAACCAATCTTTATCTTCATCACTATAAGCTCTTTGGTCACTTAATAATCCTACTAATCTACTATTACTTGTACCTTGTGTTAGATTGTTACCTCTTTGTAAAAGTCCATCTAATAATGCTTGATGTACTTTAAAATAAGCAACATATGGACCAAAATTTAAATGTCCTTGTGTTTCAATTCTTGTAGGTATTGGATCATTTGGATCATAATTTTTATTGTTGTCAAAGTTATATGAATATTGGTCACTATTACCTTGGAATTGTTCTTTATTAATGGAATCTACCATATCTTTCATTTTCTTTTCGTCTATACTCATTGATTTACCTCGCTATATAATTCTTTAGTATACTCTTTTAATTTATTTTTGTCAAGGTCTGTATCAAGTTGGTCTATATACTTGCCCAAAAATGTAAGTGTATCTTCACCTTGTTCTATTAAGTCTTCTTTTACACTAGCAGTTACATCACTAGTATCCTCAAATATATTTAGTTCGTATATGTTTAATGTACTATACAACCTATTGATAAACTTATCATACATATCTTCATCTGTTTTTTGAGATATAAACAGTTTGATATAACTATTATCAAATCTTGATATGTCTAATGTATTATAATCGTGTTGTGTATCATCATACACTATCTTTTTGAAGATTCTTATTGGATTAGGAACCCTAGTTAACTCTCTAGTTTCCGTATCAAAAATATGGAAACCTTTAGGGTCTTTATAATCGTTCCACGTAATTTCATATTGTGTTCCTAAATAATATATCTGACCATCATCTGATTTTTTATGAAAATGTCCTGATATAACTTTTTCAAATCTATGAAACGTTGTCCTATCTAAACCTTGTTCGTTCATAAATCCTCTATTCATTTCAAACCCTTTAATTTCTAAATGCCCCATACATATTTCCGCATTTGAATTTTCAATAGCATATAAAGACTCTTCATACGTATCATCACATATCCAAGGCATAAACAATATAGGCAATCCATCAAAGGTAACTTCTTTTGGACTTGCATATATCCAAGGTTCATTTTGACCATCATACGTTGTACATAATTCAGTAATTGCATTTACTTTATTTGTATTCTTATAATAAGTATCGTGGTTACCTAATATAATATGTGTATCAACCTTTTCTTTCCAAAGTCTTTTCATAAACTTTTGGCGAAAAAAATTAGCAGTCTTATAGTTTATAAATTTACGTCTATCAACTACGTCACCTAAATGTATTAATGTCTTAATATTATGTTCTTTTAAATATGGAAAAAAGACTTCATCATAAAATCGTTCTTGATACTGTACAAAATGAGGACTATCATTTCTACATCCAAAGTGTGTATCATTTAATAATGCTATTTTCACTTGTAATAATTCTCCTGTATAAAATCGTGATAACTTGGAAACTTTTCAACTTCTTTATTCCATTGTTGTTTGCGTTCATCTAATTTCTTTATAAATGGTTCCATACGTTCTCTTATTTCTTGTTCACTCTTATGTGTTAGATTTATTAAGTTAGGTAAATCCATTGGGCACCAATTAAAACCAGCTGCTATATAATGCAATCCATATTTACCTGGTCTATCTGTAGGATCAACAGGAAACTCCGACGCCATATTTCTTTGTAAAGCAGCTTGTAAATATCCTAACATAATTTTAGGTTTAAAAGTATATAAACTTTCTTCCCATACTTTTTCATTATTTGCTTTCCAATATGGTGTATCATTTCTTGTTGATAATGCATAATGCAAACCAACAAATTCCTCAAATCCTTTAAAGATAGATTTACAAGCAAACGTAAAGTTATCTTTATCCCAACGTGTAATTTCACCTCTTCTTAAATTTCTTACTAACATCATTAAAAATTCGTGTACTGAAAACAAACCATTACTCTCTAATGGTTCAATAAATCCAGCAGATAGTCCTATAGCAACAACATTTTTAACAAATAATCTTTTGTGTATACCAGTTCTCATTGTAATGTTTCTAAATTCGTGTTCTTCATTACCAAAACCAGGTCGTACACCTGCTAAATGATTTTTAAATTCTTTTAAAGCAGTTTCATCATCTACAAATTTATCTGAATAAACATAACCTGTACCAACTCTACTCCATAATGGTATGTTCCACACCCAACCGTTCTCTATTGCTGTGCAATTGGTAAAACACTCTACTTCTTTTTCTTTATCAACATAAGGAATTTTAGTTGCCCACGCTTTATTGTTTGGTAGATTTTGTATAGTTTCAAAAGGTTCTTTTAATGCACCACCTAAAAGCATTGATTTAAAACCTGTACAATCAACAAATAAATCTGCATAGTAACTATATGTTTTTGTAACTACACACTTGATACCATTCTCATCTGTAGGCACATCAATAATATCTTCTTGTATATGTTTAACACCTCTTGGTAAACAATAATGGTCTCTTAACCATATACTAAATTTAGTTGCGTCAAACTGATAAGCAGAATCTCGGTCAAGTTCAAAACCGTGAAAGTTGAAAGCACCTTTACCTTGATTAACTAATGCCATATTAGGAGCAAAACTATCAGCATAATCTGAAACAGGTGTTTCTGGATAAAATTCTTTTTTCATCCACCAGTCATTATAATTTAATTGAGTTCCTTCTACTTTAATAGGACCAAAAGGATAATGAAATGCTGGCTCGTCTTTTCCATTAAAGTCTGTAAACTTAATACTAAACTTAATAGTGCCATCTGTATGTTTTAAAAATTCTTTATCATCAATGCCCAAAAATTTTGTCCATTGTTTAACTTTTGATATTGTACTTTCACCAACACCAACAGTTGGTATATTTGGTGATTCTATTACTGTTATATCTTTATTTGGAAATGCTTTAATTAAAGTAGCAGCAGTCATCCAGCCAGCAGAACCTCCGCCGACTATTAAAATCTTATCACTCTTCATAATAATTATTTTTTCTTCTTAACTATTTTCTTTTTCTTTTTAGGTGTTGTTTTCTTAACTGGTTCTTCCGCTGGTATATTCTTACGTAGAAATTCTGTAAATTGATTTTTGAATTCTCCATCTTCTCCTGGTTGCAAAGTCATATCATCATAGTTTGCGTTTTGAATCATACGGTGTTTAATAGTTGTTTGTTTTTTCTCTTTCTGTATTCTCCGTACAAAAGCATAATAGATAATTTGTGTGAAATAAGCAAAAGGATTATTAGTTTTTTTAGGATTGAAGTTATCAAGATACTGTAAACAGTTTTCAATACCATCACTTATCATATCGTCCCGATAAGTATAGTTTATAAAATTTGGTCTAAAGGATAAATGATTCGCTATCTTTAAAAAACACTCACCAACGTAGTCTGGTACAACTGGTTTATTTTGCTTTAATCTTTTCGCTTTATTAACAGACTTTTTATAGTCCACCATAGCAGCAAAAAATTCTTTATTATTTACATAATGTTCTGGTTTTTTTTTAATTCTAATTCCTGGCATAATGATTACATATTACTACAATTTACTCCCTTTGTCAATGCTAGGACGTAATAATCTTTTGATTGCTTTAGATAATTTTTTGACAGGAATAATTTCTCCTATCTGCCATTGCTTAGCAATATGAGCGAGTTTTTTAGATTTGAATGGCACTTGACTTTTCACGTTTTTTGTATATAATAGACTATGTAGTCTGGTGGAGAACGCTTTAGTAACTAGTGGAGAGTTCTCTTCGTTAATTTATCCTTAAATATTTCGTTCAACAATTCATTATCTTCTTGCGAGATTTGTTCTTGTATAAAGTCACCCTTTTTGGCCTTTTTCGGTTGATCCAATCTGTCATAATCATTTGCTAAATTGGCATAGTTTTTAGTCATATCTTCCGACGCCATAGTTATAGTCATTATCTTATCTTTCGGTATAGTTATTAATTTATCTGGTGTATAGTTAACCCATTTAATAAGAGCAATATAATCTCTTATGCCTGTAGGGGTCATTTGTGGGATATATTTAATCTGTAATGGTTTTGCTATTCTAAGCAAAGGAGATTTATCTGGTAGTTGTTTCTCACCTATTGGCATATGTGCAACAACATCATCACCATTTATTAGTTTGATTATTTTTATGTTAGCTTTTACTTTGTCCATTTCTCTCCAATTCTATATTGTGAATTTCATAGTCAAAATCTTCACTATTGTAAATATTTATACGTTCTCTAAAGTGTTGTAAAGTATAATTTTCCTTTTCGCCATAGGAAAGGTCATCAGCAATGTCATATAACGTTGCGTGTGAATCGTTATCTTTTAATCTTAATCCTCGTCCTATTGATTGTAAATTTCTTATACGAGATTTACTAGGGCTACTAAAAACAATATTGTGTAAGTTACGGATATTAATACCAGTACTGAACGTCCCATAAGAAGCGACAATAATCGCTCCGTCAGACTTTTCGGTAATGGCTCGGACTTGTTCTCGTTCATCAGCTTCCACTCCTCCGTGGATATAGAAAATAGGTCGGTCACCTGCCTTTTCTTTAATTAATTCATATAATAACTTACCGTGCTTTTCTACATACTGAAATAAGCATAAAGTGTTGCCGTGTAAACCAGTGACCAGATTTTTAATGTATTTATTTCTTTTCTCATTTCTAACTAAAAAGTCCATTTCTTCTTGATAAGTTTTATTTTTCAAGAAATCTATTTGTGCTTTACCATATTGTAATACTAAACAGAAAATTTTAAGTTTTGCTAGGTGTTCTTTATCTTGTAATTCAGTTGTAGTAGTAACCTTATTGACTGCACCAAACAGTCCTTCTAATACTAGCTTATGTGTTTTACTATCATCTAGGGTACCTGTACAACCTATCTTATATTTACAATTAACTAACTTCGTCATTATCTTTGTTAATGATACTGCTTTAAATAGATGTGCTTCGTCACCAATTATCATACCATAGTCGCTAAAATAGTTCTTTGATAGATTATAAATTGATTGCCAAGTAGATATAACTACTCTTTTAGGTGTTATCTTACTATGTCCTTCATAGATTCTATGTACATTTCTATTACTATCATAGCCATAGTCTTTAAAATCTTTATACAATTGTTCTACTAATGATGTAGTAGGTACTATGATTAATATTTTTTTGTTTTTGGGAAGTCTTAATAGATTAAAACGTACTAATAGATATAGAATAAGTGATTTACCACTAGCAGTTGGTGATAGTAATAAACATCTATTCTTTTTAACTGAATATGAAAATGCTTCTTTTTGATAATCTCTTACTTCCATAGGAATTTTAAGAGCATTAATAAATTTTTCTACCTTATCATCATCTACTTTAGTGTCTTCTATCTTCGTTCCATCAACAACTTCTACATCATTTTCTTTACACCAATTAAGTACATATGGATATAATCCAACATATATTTGACCAGTTGCATATGAAAATAGTCTTATCTTTCCGTCCCATACCCTATTACGAAATTGTGGCATAAAACGAAAACCAGGTACTTCAAAAGTAAAGTGTTGACCTAATTCTCTTCTAATGGAATCTTCTGCTTCTATCTTTAAATAGACATCATCCTTTTTGTCTATTACAAGATATCTTACATTTTTCATACTATCTTTAAATAATTTCCTGAATGTAAGTTTCCACCTTTTATTAATTCTGGATTTTCTGGAAATATATCAAATGCAATTGTTATTCTTTCTGTATTTCCTTCATACACATCCGTATAGTGTGGTACATTATTTGGAAATAAAGTCATTTTACCTACAATATTTTCACTACTATATATCATAGGGTCATTAAGTTGATTTATTGGATTGATATAATGAGTAGATGTATTATCTGCTTGTACACAAATATGACCTCCCAAATAACAATGTGATCCTATATCGTGTAAATGAGTTTTTATTTGTTCTCCTTTACGCATAACATTATACCAACATTGTATATACAATTCTTTTGGAATTGGTTGTTTAAAGTATTGCATAACTCCATTATGAAAGTGTATTATATTTCCTTTTATATGCTTTATATTTTCATCTTCCCATTTTAAAACATTATACTTATCAAATCTTTGTGTTGTACTCTCCCCTTTTAGTCCTGTGTAAGCATTTACAGCTCCAGCTGCTACAGTTGATTTAGGTAATTTTATTATTTCTTTTTCTTTGCTTAAAAGAAGTTTTGCTAAATCTTTAAAATTAACTTTTTTTACTGTAGTTTCAAATATTCTATAATCATATTCGGGTGCAAAAAAAGATTTTTTAGGGTCACTTTTAAATGCTGTTATTTTAACTTCTGATTTTTCTTGTTCCATAAATAGCTCCTTCTGATTTTTCTTGTTCCATTAAATAGCTCCTGATGTAAACTTCTTCCAATCAATTGCGTTCTTAATAGTAAATGTTCTATTTGAAATTTGTTTAATACTTCTATCTAAAAAATCAACAACTGTATTGAGATAATCAACTTTTTGTTTTGCTCTAATAACTTCTTCGTCTGAATCAATATACTTATCTACATCTTGTCTTAATATTTTTAAGTTAAAAGGTTTTTCAACATATACAGTAGAGTCTGCTTTACCTGTATAGTATTCCCACTTTTCTCTTTTCTTAATATATAATTCACTTTCCGCTCTACTTAACATTAACTTAAACTTTGTTAAGTGTTTCATATATTGGTTGTGTAATTGAGGTGTTTTGATTGATTCTAAATCAAGTTCACTATCGTTAATTTTTAAATCTTTGTCTGCTTGTTCTTGTAATTGTTCTAAATCCATAATTATCACTATAACATATTATAATAGAAAAGTAAAGTTTCTTACGTAATTGTTTCGGTTACCTTACCACTTCCTTCTGCAAATTCATATATTTTGTATTGGAAAGTTACTGTTGCTATTAAATAGTTTACATCCGTTTGTTGTTGATTATAATTCAATCCAGATAATGCTGTAGGAAATACGTCTGCAAATCTGACTTGAATATTTGTTGTATTTTTGCTTGTTAATATACTTAATGTTGCGTCTGAATAAACAGCACCTGTGGCACCTGCTTCGTTTCTTACAATACCTGCGTCTGTTTCTTGCTTTGCACCAGTAGATGTTGGGAATCTATCTGCACCACCACCAAGTAAATTTCTAAATTGTGCTCTATCTTTAGGAAAACCTAAACCAGTTAACCAACCGTGTATCTCTCTATAGTTTTCTAAATTTTCATCAACCATAAAATCCATACTTAATGGACTGTATGCTAATTTATCTCCAGGTAAAGGTATATTTTTCAATGGCGTTTCCTGTTCCATATTACCTTCTAATGTTATGCCTGGTAAATTTACTGCTGTACAAAAGAATTCTACTTTAGGAAGTTTTGTAATAGTAAATCTAAACTGCGTTGGAGCGGCATAATCAAACTTTGTTGGTTGCCTTTTGTATGATTGTTTTATTGTCATAGTACTATTTATATGTGAACTTTAGGCCAAAAAAAAGGAGGACGTAAGAACGCCCTCCCTTAATTCTGTTAGAAAATGTTTCTAACCAATGATATTACATCAAGTTAGCAACTTGAACTTTTTGGTAGTATCTATTAGAGTTAGCACTTCCAGCGTCATTTACTGCTGTAGCAGCACCTGACTGAGCACCAGTTTCAGCAAACGGATTAGCAACTAGGCCATATCTCGTTTTAAAACCGATTTTCGGTTGGAAAGTGTCTTGTCCAACAGCTCTAACCATTTGTAAAGGTACATAAGGACAATAGAACAAACCAGCGTCGTATGGTGATGTTCCTTTATATCCAACAACGTAATACTGTTTAGCATTACTGTTTGCTGAGTATGGGTCTATGTATACTTTAAATCTACCGTTAAGAACACCTGCAAAAGTATTACCTGTGTCATCAACATTTAGATTGTTGTTAAGAGCTGGTGTGTAATCTAATACTCCAGCCATTTGAAGAGCAGAAGCAACGTCAGAAGAGCAGATAATTATATTACCTTTTCCACGTCTTGTTCTTTGTGCTATTCTATTAGCATCTCTTTCAAGTTGGAACATAAGACCTTTGAATCTCTCAACAGACCAACGTCCGTTTGAGTCAGTATCTAGGTCAAAAATTCCCGCTGTAGTTACGTTACCAGTTTGAGCACCTTTTTCTGAATTGATGTAGATAGTTCTTACAACTTCTCTATTAATTTCAGCAAGTATTTCTGCTGATAAGATGTTTGCAAGTTCTGTTTCTGCGTCTAAACCGTGGATTGCTTTTAAGTCTTGAGCAAGTTCCATAGTGTATTCAGCTTTAAGAGCTCTTGATTTAGCAGTTACCGTAGATTTCTCAATTGAGAAAGCCATTTCAGCAAATGCATTACCACTAGCGTCACCTAATGCTTCAGCTTTCGCTGTAGTCATTGCGCCACCAGTTGTATAAGTTCCAGGTGATCCATCGTTTAGGACTCCTGGGTTGCTACCAGAGTGAGCATTTTCCGAGAAACCATCAACAGATGATCCAGCAGCATTTCTACCACTAAAATCTGTATCAGCTTCGTCAAAGAATGATTCTCCACCAGCTTGTGAAGTATATCTACTTCTCATAGCGAAAATAAGTCCTGTAGGACCTGTCATTGGTTGAACTCCTGCAATGTCGTATGCTATTAGATTAGGCATAGCTCTTCTAACTAAACTAATTAGGATTGGATCCCAATTAGCAACAGCACTACCTGTTGCGTTAGTCGGAGCTGCTTCAGCCAAGTAAGCGCTGTCTTCTTTAGAAGCACGTTCTTGGTTTTCTAATATCACAGAAGTAACGGCACGTCTATAAGCATCAGTAATTTTTGGTAAATCAGGATGCTCTAGTACTGGCTGCCATTTTTTTTCGTGTGTTTCAGATAAGTACATATGTGTTTATCTCCCTATATATTTACTTAATAGACAACTTAATGTCTTTAGTTTTGCTTATAGCGGCGCTGTAAGCAGCCATAGAATTTGATAAATCAGGATTAACTGATCCATCTGCCGCCACATCATCTAGATTCTCTTTCGTTTCAACTTTCTTACCAAAATAAGATTCTTTAACAGTTTCTAATTTCTTCTGATAGTCTTTTGCGTTAGAGTATTCAATTTCTTCAGCAAGTTTAGCAAATTTTTCTTTTGCTGTGTCAGCAAGGTCTTCAGAAACTTTAGCTTTGATTTCATCTTTAACTTTAGTTCCAACTTCCTTGTTTAACTCAACATTTTTTTCTATTTGCTCATTGAGGTCTTTTTCCAGTTTTTCAATTTTACCTGCTTGGTCTTCAAGCACGTTATATTTTTCATCTGGAACATCAATATAATGGTCTTCAAATAATTTTTTCAAACCATTAATAAAGTCTTCAGCAATTTCCCCTTTGATACCTCTTTCAAGAGCGATTTCGTTTTCTTTCATCCACTCTTCAACAACGTATGCAAGGTAAGAATCAACTTTTTCAGTTAATTCAGATTTTGCTTTAGAACTTTCTTGCTCTAATTTATTATTATAATCTGTTTCCATTTCTTCTGCAATCTCTTTTACTTTAGATTTGATTGCTGCTTCAAAAATGGTAGCAGCTTTAGTCTTAAACTCTTCGGTTAAGTCTTTTTCGCCAGCGATAAGAGCGTCAACGTGTTCTTTTACGTCAATCTCTTTTTTCTTTTCTTTGTCTTCGTCTTCTGTTCTTACTTCAGCGTCATCATCTTTTTTAGCTTTTTCATCTTTCTTTTCGTCAGATTCTTTGACATCTTTTTTATCTTTTTTAGCGTCAATAGCTTTTTGAAGTGCTGGTGGTAAGTCGCCTTCTTTTATTTCTTTACCGTCTTCGTCTTTTTTAGTTTCTTTATTCTCCAACTTGGTATTGCTACCAGTCAATTTAGGCATTGCGTCAGCAGCGCCTTGATGTTTTTGAGGAGCTTGTCCAGAAACTTTTGTAACTTTTTTAGTTGCGTCTGGATTGCTGTCTGTAGGTTTAACTACTGCCTTACCTAAATCTTCATATTCACTCATTTTAGCAATATGAGAAGGTTCAGCCGCTACAGCATTCTTTTTAGGAGCATCCGCTTGTGCATTTGGTGAATTCGCCTCTTGCACTGCTTTTGCTTCTAACGCTTCTATTTTTCCTGTTTCAGCCATTTGAAAACTCTCCTTAATTAATTTAAACGTTTAAATTAGTTCTCTCTTTGTTAATAGATATTTATAAGATTATAGTTTTTCAATGAATTTTTTAAACACATCCGCCTTCACTTCCGCTAAACGTAGTCTTTTTGCTTCATTTATATACTGTTTCCACTCTTCAATATCTCTCTCTTTGATAACTCCATTGTCCCATACCCACTCTTTATTCTCCATAATGCCTTCTACGAAAGCGTCTGGAGCGCTTGGGTCTGCTACAATGTCAGCGGCAGTTGCTAAGTAAAAATCTCTTCCTACTTCATTAATGCCACCTCTTCCACGCACTAGTGATCCCATACCTCTTGAAGATACTCCTAATTGAGCACCTTCGTTGATAAGATTTTTAACAATCTTACCATAGGGTGTGTCCATCACTTTTGCTTCACCAACAAAATTTGATCCATCTGGATGTAAGTCCGTTATCATATGACTTACTCTTTCAAGATTTACAACTGGTCCATCAGGATGTCCTAACTCGCCAAATGCACGTCTTTTATTGATAAATTCTCTATTGTATCTTGATACTTCTTTCTGCAATATCTCTTTAGGATAGACTCTGCCGTTCCTATTTTTGATATCTGCTTGTAAAAAGACACCTTTAATTTTAAATTGTTTTTTGCCGTCAATTTCTTCTATAAGAAATTTTGAGTCAAATGCTTCTTCGGTAATTAGTTTCATAGTTCTCTCTCTTACTATTTATAAGATTTCTTATCTAAATTCAACGATTAATGAGTAGTTATCGCCTTTAGCAAAGTTCTTTGTACTTAACAATACATCACCTGTTGGTGTAGTTGCGTCATTTTTAAATGAGTTTCCATCAGTTCTTAAATCTATTGTTCCTTGTCCTGAAAGGAATAAAGCAGTAGCATTTGTAGCACCGTCCCATATTAATTCCACACCAGATTTTGCGTCTGATACATTAACTGAATAATATACTCTTGCTATACGTCTTTCACCATCTTCACTCATAAAAGTAGTCGCTGAAGCGTCTATTTTTTGTACGTTAGTTTCTCCAGAACCGTCTGAAAAGTTAGTCATTTTTATAACATATTTAACTCCAGATGTATCTGCTATTGTTTGTGTTGCTACTGTATCTGCCATATTAGAATCCTACGTGTGTAGCGTCAAAAAAATCTTTTGATAATTCGCCACGTTCTACTGTTGTTCCTTTTTTTCTACATCTAGCATAAACTTTTGTTGCTACGCTAGTTCCAGGTTGAGTATAAGTTCTTATACCACCTGAATATGTTCCAGGAGCACTTGAATAGGTATTAGAACCTGTGGCAGTATTTTCATATTGCCAAACACTATTTGATCCTGGTACATCTACCCACGCCATTTATGCTCCTAATTGTTCGTTTACTTCGTCATCAAAGTATTGATATAATTCTTCTTTATTTATTTTTCTTGCTTCAGCAACTTTATCTACTGAATTTTCAAATTTACTTACAATATCTCCAGACGTTCTTTCAATAAGTTTAAAAGTATCTTGTACTGCTAATTTCATTTTAGGAGATAAATCTCCATATGTTTTAGAGTCAAGATACTTTGTATCTTCAAATATTTTACTTGTAAAAAAATATTCGTTATCCATTTCTATACACCTGCGTCTGGTGGTGTTTCGTGACCTGGTGCCATAGTTGGCGCTTCAGGTTCTGGTGCTGTTGGAGCCGGCTCTTTAGTCGGTTCAAAAGCAATTTCGTTTCCACTTGTGTCCATAATTTTATCTGTTCTTGCACTAGGTTCAGTTACCGCTGGTTTATCAGCACTAAATTTTTCAGGTTCTACACCTTTAAAAACTTTAGCTGCTACATCTACTCTTTGTTTATCAAGAGCACTTGCTACTTTATCTCTTAAAGCATCCTTAAACGCTTCTCCTGCGTCTGCATTTTTACCTTGTTGCAATTTGTCAATAAATTCCGCTGTCTTACTTGGAATACTTGCGTCTGCCATTACATATCTCCTTCTATAGTATCTTTACTAGATTGATATTGTTGCATAGGGTCAGCAATAACACCATCTTTAACTTCTTTTTTAATTTGATTATTAATATCTTCAATCTCCCTATTGTTTTGACGTAAGATTTTTTTTCTTACGTACTCTACTGAAAAATACTTTCCAACATAATCTCTAACTTCATTAGCAAGTCTTATTCTTTCTAATAACATTTCAGAATCTTTTAGTTCAGCAAAGTGTCCATCTTGCAAAAAGTCATACTGGAGAACATCCCTTATGACTAACCAATCTTCATCCGTAATAACGGCTTTTAAAACTAATTGAGTTCTTAATATATCGTTAAATATTTCAGTAAATTTCTTTCTTAATCTTTGTACAAATTTTGTAAATTTAAGTTCATCTCTTGTTATTTCTGTTGAACGACCTAAATTAAATCCACTTGACGCTTCTAATCTACTAGCTGGAACATTTAAAGAACGATAAAGTTTTGCTCTAAAGTATTCTAAATCTGCCATCTCTCCTAAATTTGCACCGCCTGGTAAAGTGGTAATATCTGTACCTCTTCCACCTTCTCTACTTGGTAACCAAAAGTCTTCAAGCATTGACATATAGTTTCTGTCATCACGTATCTCACCTGTACTTGCGTCATAGACAAGTTTATTTCTATATCTTGCCATAACATCACGTAAGTATTGTTCTGCTTTTACTTTAGGTAAATTACCAACATCAATTTTAAATATACGTCTTTCAGGTGCTCTTGCTATTCTGTAAATAACACTTGCGTCCTCAATCATACGTAATTGATTAACAGGTTTAATTGCTTTATGTAAATATGATAAGACCATATTTTTGTTTTGGTCTATTAGTCCACTTGGACAAAATGCTATTGCGTCAACAGCAATTTTAATTCCACCTGATGTTGTATTAGTTACACCCTTTTCATTAAATAAAAAGTATTCTTTAACATCATCAATAACATTTAAACCATATGGAGTAGGTCCGTCTGGTCTTTTCTTTCTTACTTCTCTAATCTTTTTAATTTTTCTAGGGTCTATGTATCTTAATTCTGTAATACCTTTTCTTGTAGATTCTCTATCAATTACTTTATGATAATATAATCTACCGTCCACGTACCATCTTCTAAAGATATCGTGACCTCTAGTATGGAAGTTCATTAATCTTAAAACTTCTCTAAACTCGTCTTCTATTTTTCGTCTAACGTCCTTACCGAATGGTAAGTTATCTAGGTTTAATCTAATTGCATCCTTCATTTCGTTTGCAACAATAGATTCGTTTATAATATCTTCAATCGCCATATCACATTCTGGGTGTAAAGCGATTTCTCTATAACGTCTGATAAGGTCTTGTTCAGTCTTTGTCTGACCTTCCATATCCAAGTATTGACCATAGTACCCACCAGCGGCGATGGTTTGTGTTCCATCATCCGCTTGTGGTTGTGTAAATGCTTGTTTTGGATCTGTAGGTTTTTTAACCCGAGTTATAGAAAATCCAAATAATTCAGCCATAATTTATCTCCTTAAAATATCACTACTATTTATAGTAGTTTTTAAGTAGTTGTGTTACTTTCAAAGTATTGGAACGCTAAAGTTACACTTGTTTCTGATAAGTCGTTTTTAGCAGTGTAATCCAAAGAAATTGCGTTAATACTTGAAGGAAATACACCTCTTAAAGTGTATGACTTAATAGTATTTCCGTTTCTATCTAATTGGTCTACAAATGCGTCAACTTGGTAATCAACTGGATTAGTTAATCCCTCGTTATCAGTCATATTGTTTATACCGTTCATCCATCTTTCAAATGCATTACGCAATTTGAAATTGGTATCATTTATTACTTTGATAGTCCAATCCGCTATTGTTCTATCTCCAGCGATTTTTATTGCTCTGCCTCTAAAAGGTACTTCAATCGTTGTGATTGCCATACCAGGTAGTTCAGCGCCTTGACATAAAAATGCTAGGTCTTCTATTTCTCCGCCAACTTGAGCGTAGCCAGGAAAAGGCATAACCACTTTATATTGGTTACTTCTTGCTCCGCCACCTGAAAGTTTAGCTTTGAAATCATTTATGTTTGCCATTGTTTTATTTCTCCCCTAAATTATCCTGCGACTTCTTCAAAAGAAACGCCTGTTCTTGTTGCAACGAATTGCAATGAGATAAAGTTGATACTTCTAGCAGGTTTTACAAAAATTTCTGCTACAAATTCATTTCTATCTATTACTTCGCCTGTGTTGTTAGTTTCATCACAAACTACTAGGTAGTCTGTAATCCCTCTTCGTCCTTGTACTTCTCTTAAAAAAGGTTCTACCATATTTCTAAAACCAGCTCTAGTGAATTCATCATTGAATTCAAATAGTTGGACTTTAGAAGCAGTTGAAATTGCCTTTTCTAAAATTATGAACAATCTTCTGACATTAACTCTATCAAATGCACTAGGATTTGATAATCCAGTTTTATCACCGAATAATACAGTTCCTTGTCCTGGGAACGTAGTCACAGGATTTACTCTTGCTCTGTATAATTCATCTCTTTGTGTTTGTGTTGGATTAAATGCTAGTTTAACTGCACCTCTAACGATACCTCTATTTAAACCGGCAGGTGAATACCAAGCGTCAGCAACCATATCGGTTCTTGCCGCTAGTCCAGCCATATCTCCGTTTAAAGGAACATATCTATAGACATCATTATATCTATCGTACATATATTTGTATCCACTATCAAAGAACACATAAGAAGATGAAGAAATTCCATTAAAGAAATTTATAACATTATCTTTTTGCGTATTTGAATTTGATACATTAACTACATCACTTCTCTCTGGAGAAGCAAAAACTACTACGTCTTTTCTTTTCTCAGCGATTGTAATTAAGTTATCTATATGTGTTGCGTCACCTGAACCTGCAATTAAAAGACCAACGTCTGTTGTTTCAGCGTCTTGGTATTTTTCATAAGCAGTTTTAGTTTGAGCAGTAGTTGCTGCTGAACCGTTTGCACCATTTATTAATGATACATCACTTATAGCAGTTACGTCTGTATAAGTTGTTCCAGCTGCCGCCGTGCCCCAATTTGAACCAGAAGAATTGTGATCCATCCAATAAACATAATTACTTGATTTGTAAATTACGTCTGAATAGTAATTACTGTCGCCTTGAGGTGATTTACCATCTGAAGCTTTTGAAACTGCTTCAAATTTTTCTAGTATATCGCCTTTAACGCCATTAATTCCACCGTCTTCATCAACGATTGCAATATGCATTTCGTCATTACTACCACCTCTTGTTTGAGCGTAAGTAGATGTTCCTGGTGCCTTGTTAAATAAATCATAATATCTCCATCTACGTCTTACTTGAGCGCCATTTGTAATTGTCGCTTGTAATCCAGATGAGTCAGAAGTACCATAATAAGAAGGTTCTTCTTTTCGTACAATGTTCAAGTCATTAGTTGATATACTAATAACTCTATATTCATATTCATCACCAAAGTTAACTATATCTCCAGCACTTATTCCTGTAGCAGAAGTAACTGAAACTACTGTATCTCCGACACTTGTTGAAGCGTCAGCAACAGTTGTTTTGTTAATTTCTTCGTAAGCAGTAGCAGAAGGACATTGAGAAATACTTAAATTATTTCCCCAATCTCCAGCTGTTCTACTAGCCCACATTCCTACAGAAGCAGAACCGTCAGCATAGTTGTTTTGGTAATCAGTAGTATTTTTTATTACAAACGAACTACCACTTTCAGTTGCGTTTGAAACAGATGAATTCTGTACACGAACTACTTTCAAGTTATTTGAGTATTGCAAGAAGTTTGAGGCACTAAAATAACTCTCAAAATTAGAGTTATCTGGTTTCCCAAACGTTGATACCAAATCAGATTCGCTACCGATACTTATAACTTCATCAAGAGGTCCTTTACTGAAAGTTCCAGCAAAAGCTCCAGAAGAAGATGAAACGGCAGGAATAATTCTTGTTAAGTCTTTTTCCTGTACGAGAACACCTGGTGATACTTGAAATGCCATTAGGTTTTCTCCTTATAATTAGCTAATTAACTTCTTTATATTCACATATTCCGTATGTTTTCATACGACCATAGTCAAATTTCATTACTATGGATATTTATAATAAGCGTAATTTATAACCCTTTTCTAACAACTGGGTGCCAGACTGTACCATATTCATCTACTTCTGGTTTTTCCCATTCAGGTGTTCCATCATCTACAAAACCAAAAGGTGCCATATCTTGCTCTATTAATTTTTCTTGTTCTTCATATAATTGTTGTCTGGCGTTAGTATTAGTCATTTCTTTGAAATAAGGTTGATTGGATAACCATCCAAATAATACAAGGCAAGTCATTAAATCATCATTACAACCTTCTTCTGCCTGCCAAGAATTTGCTTTACGAGCATAAGTTGACATTTCTTCTATGATATTAAAATCATTTATAACCATTTTATCGCCTTCAATTAATGTCTTAATATTAGAACAACCAATTTTTTTAATCTGTTTTGTCATACGAACACCGAAACCAGAACCTCTTCCACTATAACCAGCACCTAATATCTGACCTGCTCTTCCTCTTTGAGTAGTCATTAATAGATTAGGATATTCTAATTCATAGTTTAATGATTCACCTATTTGTTGACCTATATCATTTGTTTCACAAAGAATATCTGCCTTATTATAACCCTTACACGCTTTTTGTATTAAGTGTGGAAACAAAATTGGTTTAACTTCATTACTTCTATATTTGGCAACAACTCTATAAGGCATTTGAGTTACATCAAATATTAAAAATGCTGAATAATCTCTATCTACACCTCTTGCTACATCAACAGTAGCCACATAATTTCTACCATTTACAACTTTTTCAAATACATCTAAACCACCACTTGAAGTTAATGGTGTCATATAAGGTGTTGCTTTAATTTTTACTGGTGAGATTAACGTATCTACTGAACCTAAAAATTCACACTCAAACTCTTGTTGGAATTGTTCCTGTGATGTATTACGTATAGTTGTTTCTTTCCATTTTTCATCTCTACCTGGAACTTCTGACCAATGTACTTCAATTGGTACATAATCATTTCTTTTATTTTCAGCGTCTGTCCATAATTTATAAAACTGATTCATACCGTGAGGTGTTGATACAATAATAACCTTTGTAGTTTTACCAGATGTAATAGTAGGATAAACTGAACTAAAAAATTGTTCAGCAATATTAGCAGGTACGAAAGCAAACTCATCAAGAAATATTATATTAAATGAACCACCTCTTATTGCACTTGAAGATGTAGCAGCCGCTATAATAGTTGATTTATTTTCTAACTCTATATTACCTTTGTTCCAATTGATAACACCTTGTTGTATATATTTTGGTAAGTTTTCATATGCTAATTGTAATCTTCCTAATATATCTCTAGCAGTAGAAGATTTATTGGCAAGAATAGCTATGTTTGAATTTGGATTAAATATTGCATAGTGTAATAAGTATGCAATTGTTGTTGTTGATTTACCTGATTGTCTAGGTAGTTTGCAAATAGTAAATCTTTCTTTATCTATTGTAGTTACAATCTTTTTTTGAAAATCATACATTTTAAAATGCACTAAACCTTCATCTAGGGAAACTATTTTCATAAATTTCTCCATAAAATAGATTGGATTTTCTTTACATTTTTGAAATTCTACAATCTCCTCTTTAGTAAATTCAACTGGTGTATTTACTTTTTTAAGATTAGGATTTCCTAAATATGCGTCATTTGTTATACTCATAATACTATTTATCTGATTCTACTTTAAAAAACCAAACCAACCAGTTATGATATATTTTTCGTGTTCTTTTGATATTTGACCATTATGTACGTGTGTAAAGTCAGTCGGCCAAATCAATGTTAATCCTTTTTTAGCTGGTGATGTTATCTTTTGATATTTAAAATGTGTACCACCTTCAGGCACATCATTTAAATAAGTCATAAAAACTAAATTACGATTTTCGTGGATACTACCTCTTTCAAAATGAGGAACAAAATAACCTCCTGCTGGTGGATAATATTGTATATTAACTCCTTCAACTAAACCCCAAGGTTTAAAATGAGCAAGTTCAGGATATTTCTCTTCGTATAAAGTACAACACTCTTTTAATGCTTGTTTCCACGCCCAATATCTTGGTTCTTTCCAATGTGGATCAATTCCAATATCTATTGAATCTTTATGTTTCTTATTAACACTATAAGGTCCACCTATAACTCCTGGTCTTTGTTCTTGTGGATTTTCTTTGAATAAATTTATTAAACCATCACAAATTTTTGGATCAATATACCAACCACCGATAAAACTTTCTAAAGGTAATTTATGTTCTTTCATTTATTATTACTCCTTCTATATGTGTATACCCTAATTTAATAGCTGCCTGCACTCGTTGACTGCCTCTCCATACACTAAATTCTTTTTCTATATATGGTACGCCCATTGCACCATATCTAGGTACTTCTGATACAATGTGTTCTTTTACTTCTATTGGATAATTTAATGATTCACCATCTAATAATTCTTTTAGTGGTGTCATTGACTTAATATATTTTAAGTCTTTTATTGCGATAGGTCTTTTATTCTTTACTTTCTGATTTGCCGTCAATAGTTTCATTTTCAATTCTCTTTTCTTTTTTAGTTTCCATACTTTGTTTATTCAACATCTTTTGTAATTCTGCTGTTGAACCTACAAATAAAGCATTTTTAATATTAGCATTTGTTTTACCAGGTAGTTCTTTTAAATCTTTTAATTTCTTTTGTAGGTCTTGTAATTTATCAACAGACGTAGCAACTTGTCCTATTAGTTGACCAACAACTTCATATGCTCTAGGGTGTTGACCTTCTTTTGCAATATCTAAAATACCTTGTATTGCCTCTTGACCTTTTTCTATAAGATTATAATAATTTTCTCTACTATAATCATAATCTGTATTAATATCTTTATCTATTTTTATTGCAACTTCACCATTTTTTCTTTGTACTGGAGCTTTAAATTCTTTAGGTGGTTCTAAAGGAGTATCAGTAACTTTATCTTTACCTTCCAAACCTAATATCTCATTAACACTTTCTTCCAATTTACTCATTATTCATCTTCTCCTGTTACTGGATTATATTTCTTTGTATCATCATAGAAACTAATCTTTGTTGTAAATCCAAAATCATCATCTGCGTTTGCATTTTCAGGATTTGGTATCACTATAATTCTTTCTTCTCTTGATAAAGGATCATCCGTAGATGTTCCTAAATCTGCTTGCGATTGTCTAATAACTTTACTTTGTGCCATAGGTCCATATAAGTAAGTTTTAGCAGTAAAGTTTAAAGTATATATAACAGCTCTTCGCTTATTAAAATCACCGTCATATGTATCTTCATAATTTACGTCATCTAAAACAATAGGTACATCACGTTTAATATCTAATTCTGGTATTGCATTAATAGTAACTGTAAGGTCTGGTTGAAAATAAGGTAATATTTGTTCAA